GATAAGTTAGAAATATATTCTTGAGCCATTTCTGTCTTGGTTCCATTATTGAGATCTGGAGATCTATTGGCGATAGTAATATTAGATCGCCAATAAATCTCTTTTATGTTGTTGGTCAAACTTTAGTCAAATGTCCCCTTCGGAGAAATCACAATTTATCCGCTCCGCTTTTATACCAGGGCAGCAACAACCCTCTTAGCAAACCACAACACCAACCCGCCTTCGGCTCCACCTAATCGAACCTTCGGTTCCCTAATCGACCTTCGGTCCCTAACGACCGGCGTGACCGGCGCCGGTCTACCCTTGGCATGGCCCGGCAGCCGTGACCGGCGGCTGCCTATCCTTGGCATGGCCTTCGTTGGGGGACACCCCCTACACCCCCGAATAGGAACTTTAATTTTTTTAATAATGTTGAGCTTCGTGCTTAGCTACGCACACACTCCGCATTGCAAATTTATTTATGCATCATCGTAACGAATACGAGAATACCAAGTCGTGATAGGGTCCAATGTTGGTGGAGCGACAAGGGATTGTTCTGCGATTAGCAAAAGGTAGACTGAGCCTGATGTGATATCAGCTACAGTTCCTGCCGTGCCGGCGTTGAAGAAAGTAGGTAGGTTGAGCCTCTTGTAGACGCTAACCTTTCCTGACTGATGACCACCGCTCTGATCGATCGGGATGGACTTGTTAGCTAAGACAGTGAATCTTTCTCGGTTATCCATGTTCATGGGTGATGTGCCCGTTGCAATCTCAAGGATTTGGGCAACGGTAGGTGCAGTTGCATTAGTTTGCTTGTCTTGGATTATCAAGAATCTAACAGAACCTTGGAAAGGGATAGTAAAGGTGCCGCTGTTTCCACCGACAGCTGCGCGGAAGAGGATGCTCTTCATGAGAATCTTTTTACCGATTCTTTGACTTGCTCCAGTACCAGGGGCAATTCCGTTGAGAAGGGTCAAAATACCACCAGGTGTGGCTTGTTGGCCGGTAATGGCCACATCTACATACTTGAGCTCTCCTCGTCGTCCAGGTACTCCTCGCCATCCTCCTGTTCTGAGTCCTGAGCTACCAACAGCTCGATTAATGACTCGAGCTTTCTTTCGAGGTTTCCAAGTGCCTGTAGCACTGCTGACTCTTGGTCTTTTTCTTGAGAGCATTCTTGATTCGTCTTACGAGGTTTCTTAAATTGCGCTTTAGTTGTTTCCATAAGAAGAAAAACATGAAAGTGATGTTTATTCATTTTGCGGAACAATTTATACTTTTCGGTGTGATTCTTTATTTAATTTTTAGGGGAAATTCCAGGGAACACATCAATCATTTCTGAAATTTCAATAACTTGAACACGGGCAAGCAAAGCTCTCATTGAGGCTTGATCAACCCTATGATAGCTTTGCTCAAAGGTTTGGTTACTGGTTATTATTACTGGCACATTGTCGTTCTTGTGGTTGAGGCCACCATGAATTTTGAGTACCGTTGGTGAACCATCTAGAAAAAGTAGAAGGTCCGAGACAGTCCAGCCAGCACGCAATTCCTCCATCGCTATCAAGCCGTATTTCCCATCTTCCCAGGGAGGAAAGTACGGCCCTTGCGCCGGGACTCGATATACGTTGAGATAGTTCCGAAGCTTGGAAATTAGCAAGCTCTTCCCAAGCAGTGTGCCTCCAACTATCATTAAATGAGGAGTTCGAGGCACTCTTTTCTTGTTGATATTGTTGTTGAGCCACGTTGCAATTTGGTAATTGGGCGAGTTCAATTCGAATTGGTTTAGATCTATTTCTTGCCATGGGTCCTTCTCCGGTGTTTGTTGAGTCTTTAACCAGTTGTGCAGGTACTGTACTTTTTGTAAGTTGAATCCAACATAGCCTGGCTCTGCATCGAAGCAGTCTTTAACAGACTTACCTTCGAGCAGTAACTTGGCTATTACTCCGTTCTTAGGGTTCTTCTTATTAAGAACATCCTGGGCACACATGTTGTACTCTACGAAGTCTTGCATTGCCCCGTTGAATTTGCCCTTGATAACGTACTTGATTACGTTCTTGGCCGACCTTGCTGATTGAACATTGGGATGATAGCAAGGATCGTCGTAATTTAAGTCGAACCAATACGAGTATTGCTCTCTGTTCAGCCTTATCTTCTCTTTCAATAGAACATAGGCGTGCAAATGTTCGTTTCCGTCCTGATGAAGTTCTTGACTCATACAGCAGCAGTCCAAATTGTCCTTCAATAGGTCTTGAAGGAAGTCCAGTAAGCACCGAGGTGGTACTGGACATTGGGGATAGGTTAGAAATATATGTTTCAGCCATTTTTGTCGAGGTTGATCAGTCATCTTTTGTTGAGATCTTGAGATCTACTGGCGATAGTAATATTAGTATCGCCAGAAGATCTTTTATATTTTTGGTCAAACTTTGGTCAAATGTCCCTTTCCTTGAAATTTCTTATTGTGAAACGGCGTGTTGTATCGGCTCACTTCTGGTAACCACTCTGAGCCGTTTCCTTGTGCATGATACGCTTCGCTTTTTGTATTCAGTTTTTCTTCTAAGTTGTGTCGTTTTCCCTTGTTTCACCGCTTCCTCGGCTCCGGCTTCGGCCCCTACGCACTACCCCGCAAGCGGGGACCCCTAGTGCTGCGGTCGTGCTCGCCTCCGCTATCTTCGTAAGCGGTGAAACGAAGGGGCCCGACGACACGGATACCTCAGTGCATGATACAATTGGGGGGGCTTTTTTTTTCTTTTTTTTTTATTTATGATACAATTTAAGAATCATCGTATCTAAGTCTTCCGTAGAAGTCAATTGCAGGTACGACTGTCGGGGCTGAGCCTGTTCCAATTTGAGTATAGATATAAAGGAGATAGATTGAGTTGGTTGCAATGTCCGCAACGGTTCCTGCGACACCGGCATTGTAAACCGTTGTTACATTAATTTTCCTGAATTTCTTGTGGACAGTTGATGGTCTTCCACCTAATTGATCAACTGGACATTGATAATCATGGAGTACAGTAAATCTGTCTCTGTTATCCATGTTCATAGGTGAAATAGCAGAGACAGTTTCAAGGATCTGTGCAACAGTAGGTGCTGTTGCGTTAGTTTGTTTGTCCATTACGATCATGAGACGGATATAACCGCTGAGAGGGGTTGCACCGGCATTGGTAGGAACACCAATTGCAGCGCGGAGTAAATAATTTTTAAATACGACTTTTTTGCCGATTCGTTGGCTGGCACCAGTTCCAGGTTGAAGTCCATTCATTAGGACCAGAGTACCAAAATCGGAAATGTTGTTTTGAAAGGCAGTATCTACATACTTGAGCTCTCCTCGTCGTCCAGGTACTCCTCCCCATCCTCCAGTTCTGATTCCGACTGAAGGAGTAAATCGTGAAGTAAATCTAGCTTTCTTTCGAGGTTTCCAAGTGCCTGTAGCACTGCTGACTCTTGGTCTTTTTCTTGAGAGCATTCTTGATTCGTTTTGCGAGGTTTCTTAAATGGCGCTTTAGTTGTTTCCATAAAAAGTAGAACATAGAAGTGATGTTTGTTTATTTTTCGGAACAATTTATACTTTTCGGTGTGATTCTTTATTTAATTTTTAGGAGAAATTCCAGGGAACACGTCAATCATTTCTGAAATTTCAATAACTTGAACACGGGCAAGCAAAGCTCTCATTGAGGCTTGATCAACCCTATGATAGCTTTGCTCAAATGTCTGATTACTAGTTATTATTACTGGGACATTGTCGTTCTTGTGGTTGAGACCACCATGAATTTTGAGTACCGTTGGTGAACCATCTAGAAAAAGTAGAAGGTCCGAGACAGTCCAACCAGCACGCAATTCCTCCATTGCTATCAAGTCGTATTTCCCATCTTCCCAAGGAGGATAATAAGGCCCTTGCGCCGGGCACTTGTATACGTTGAGATAGTTCCGTAGTTTGGAAATGAGCAAGCTCTTGCCAAGGAGTGTCCCTCCAACTATCATGAGATGAGGCGTTCGAGGGACTCGTTTCTTCTTGATGTTGTTGTTTAACCACAATGCTATTTGGTAATTGGGCGAGTTCAATTCGAACTGGTTTAGATCGATTTCTTTCCATTCGTCCTTCTGTTGAGTTTGTTGAGTCTTTAACCAGTTGTGAAGGTACTGTACTTTTTGTAAGTTGAATCCAACGTAGCCTGGCTCTGCATCGAAGCAGTCTTTAATAGACTTACCTTCGAGCAGTAACTTGGCTACTGTGTCAGACTTAGGATTTTTCTTAGCAATTACAGCCTGGGCAGACATGTTGAACTCTACAAAGTCCATCATGGTTCCATTGAAGCGACCCTTGACGATGTATCCTACTACTTTTCGGACGCTCTTGGCTGATCTGATATTGGGATGATAACATGGATCGTCGTAATTTAAGTCGAAGAAGTACGAGAATTGCTCTTTGTTCAGCACGATTCTCTCTTTCAATTGTACAAATGCGTGCAAATGTTCGTTTCCGTCCATGTGAAGTTCTTGACTGATACAACAACAATCCAAATTTTCCTTCAATAGGTCTTGAAGGAAGTCTAGAAGTGACCTTGGTGGTACTGGACATTGTGGATAGGTTAAAAAGATGTTTTTTAAAAATTGCTGTCTTCGCATCTTTTGATGTTTTGATGCTTAATGGCGATAGGTAATATTAGTACTATCGCCATTTTTTTTATATTTTTGGTCAAACTTTAGTCAAATGTCCCTTTCATTGAAATTTCTTTATTTTAACACGGTGTGTTATGTCGGCTCACTCTAGTTAACCACTCTGAGCCGTTTCCTTGTTCATGTTTACGCTTCGCTTATGTAGTACATTTTAGTTCTTAGTTGTGTCGTTTTCCCTTTGTTTCACCATGCCTCAGCTCCGACTTCGGCCCCTACGCACTACCCCGCAAGCGGGGACCCCTAGTGCTGCGGTCGTGCTCGTCTCCGCGTCTTTCGTCATGGTGAAACGAAAGGGGCCCGACGACACGGATACCTCAGTTCATGTTTACATTTGGGGGGCTTTTTTTTTTCTTTTTTTTTTATTTAGTGATACATTAGGCGTCATCATATCTGAGACGACAGATAAAGTCATATCTAGGGAAGGCAGTAGGCGCTGCTCCTGCTCCAGCCTGTTCTGAGATTGAAAGGAGGTAAATTGAACCCGAGGTGATGTCCGCTACGGTTCCTGCTGTTCCGTTGTTGAAGATAGTAGTAATGTTCATCTTCTTATAGATTTTAATAAATCTACAATCCGATGAGCTTGTTGGTGCTTGAGACATTGGGACTCCTTGGTCATATAAGACCTTAAATCTGTCTCTGTTATCCATGTTCATAGGCGAGCTGGCAGTAACAGTCTCTAAAAGCTGGGCTACAGTAGGGGCCGTCGCATTGGATTGAGTGTCCAAGAACACCATAATTCTGGTGAAACCTTGGAATGCAGTTGCTCCTGCTGCATTGGCTCCAAGGTTGTAACGTAGAAGCATGCTTCTAAAATGACACTTCTTTCCAATTCGTTGAGAAGCACCAGTACCAGGTGCTAAGCCGTTTAGTAAAACTAAAACACCACCTGCGGTAGTGTCGGATGCGTTCAAAGTATCTACATACTTGAGCTCTCCTCGTCGTCCAGGTACTCCTCTCCATCCTCCTGTTCTGAGTCCTGTTGTTCCAAGTGCTCGATTAATAACTCGAGCTTTCTTTCGAGGTTTCCAAGTGCCTGTAGCACTGCTGACTCTTGGTCTTTTTCTTGAGAGCATTCTTTAGTTTTCTTGCTAGGGTTTTTAAATGGCGCTTTAGTTGCTTCCATAAGAAGTAAAACATGAAAGTGATGTTCATTTCATTTTTTCGCAAATTTATGGTTTAGATTTGTGATTCTTTATTTAATTTTTCGGAGAAATTCCAGGGAACACGTCAATCATTTCGGAAATTTCAATTACTTGAACACGGGCGAGCAAAGCTCTCATAGAGGCTTGATCAACCCTATGATAGCTTTGCTCAAAGGTCTGGTTACTGGTTATTATTACTGGGACATTGTCGTTCTTGTGGTTGAGGCCACCATGAATCTTGAGTACCGTTGGTGAACCATCTAGAAAAAGTAGCAGGTCCGAGACAGTCCAGCCAGCACGCAATTCCTCCATTGCTATCAAGCCGTATTTCCCATCTTCCCAGGGGGGAAAGTACGGCCCTTGCGCCGGGACTCGGTATACGTTGAGATAGTTCCGAAGCTTGGAAATTAGCAAGCTCTTCCCAAGCAGTGTGCCTCCAACTATCATTAGATGAGGAGTTCTCGGCACTCTTTTCTTGTTGATATTGTTGTTGAGCCACGTTGCAATTTGGTAATTGGGCGAGTTCAATTCGAATTGGTTTAGATCGAGTTCTTGCCATGGGTCTTTCTCCGTTACTTGTTGGGTCTTGAGCCAGTTGTGGGCGTACTGAAT